GATATATACCCTATCTTTAGATTCGTGCCTTCTTAAAGCACGGCCCAATGCCTGTAATGTGGCTATCTCTGATTTTAGCCCACGGGCATTTATAAAGTGAGTCAGCTCTTCTATATTAACCCCAGTCTGTAGAACCTTAGTTCCAATTAATATAGTTGATTCTTTTGCTTTAAGAAACTTAGATATGGTTTCATATCTAGAAGTTATCTCATCATCCCCCCATAGTCTAAACGACCCTTCTAATGCTTTGTGTAATTTTTCAGCATGTTTTAGATTCTTTACGAGAATTAGGATCCTAGCCCTCTTATTTTTTTGTTTTATAAAAGAAATAATATCATAGATTTTTTTATTTCTCTCTTCATTTTCTATAATAAAAGTTTCATAAATTTCAGTGTAACTTAGGTTTTCATCAGATCCAGACGCAGAAGGGAGTCTAATTAGTTGTATCAGGGGTTTAGTTAACTTACCCTCTTCTATAAGATCGTGTGTTGAGGTCTCCTTCCAGATGTCCCCAAATGCCCCTATGAGATTTAGTTGAGGTATTCCTTCCGAAGAGGGAGGTGTCGCTGTAAACCCAATTCTATACTGGGCTTTGGGAAATGAGTTTATAGCAGCTAAAGTTACTTTTCCATTAGCAAACTCATGGGCTTCATCTACAAGAAGAACCTCTGTATCCTCTAGGTGAGTATCTAATATTTTGTCTATACTTTGGACGGTACACAACATTATATCCCCGTAAATATAGCCTTCTCCAAAGCATAATCCTACATTCTCTATCCCACATTTTTTTGTAAGGAAATCATAAGTTTGTGTTAGAAGTTGTTTTGCATTAAATAGAATAACCATCTTTCTTCCATGTAATGCTTTAACTATGCCAGCCATAATTAAGGTCTTACCAGAACCAGTAGGGGATTTTACTATACCTCTTCGATCAGTGAGAGCTTTATTGATAAAAGTTTCTTGGAAAGGGTAGTAATCAAAAGCTTGAATCTTCTGTATCTCTGGTGAGGAAGGTAATTCTGGATTGAGGACTATTTCTGGTGAGCACTCAATTTTTGCTAAATCTTTTAAGATTTTGTTCAGTAGTCCCGTTTTGAAGACCCCAGTTTTTGAGATAAACCTCTGCTTTCCATCCCATCTGCGTTGCCTGTAGGCTGTGGAAAATTCGTATCCTGGGACATTGAATGTATATAACTTTACCAATTCCCTTAATAGCTGGGGATTATCGGTACAAATTTTTGTTTTAATTGTGCCTACTTCAATCCTCATCACTACTATTATAGTTTATCTAGGAGAAATTTTATGGAAAATATACCTATTCCAGAGGCTGGTCAAGCTAACGATAGTGATATCCTGGGGAGGATCTTAGAGAATTTACCCCCAGAAACTGTAGTTGAAATTGATTTGCCTTCTAGGAATAAATTTTATTCGTTAGAGGATCCCACAAAACCCGTTACTATGAGGCCCATGAATTTTGAAGATGAGAAAGTTCTTGCTTCTCATATAGAAATGGGAGGGAACACTAACCCAGTTGGGCTTCTTTTGGGAAGATGTCTTTCTAATTTAAAGGCCTCTAACCTACTTTTGATGGACAAGATTTATTTAGTAATGAAGTTGCGGGAGATTTCCTACGGTGAGGAGTTTCAAGCATCTATAACCTGCAAAGCTTGCCATAAAGATACTGATGTTACTTTTGATTTAACACAACTACCAGTAAATTATGTTTCTGAAGACTTTACTCTACCCATGTCTATTATGCTTCCTGTTCTTAAGAAGGAAGTAAAAGTTTTGATGCCTACGACAGAAGATGAAGATCTTTTGGTAGACACTAGTAGGGCTATGAAAAAGCTTTGGAAATTTGTAGCTGAAGTTGATGGATGCTCAAATAAAGCTATCATCTCGGAAGTAATTAATAAACTACCCTTAAGGGATGTTCATACTATAATTGATGCTATAGCATCACAGGAGTACGGAGTTCAAACAGAAGTCCAGTTTCAGTGTTTACATTGTAAAGAAAACACTTTAATGGACCTCCCTATAACTCCTGATTTTTTTACCGTGAGCTAGAATCTAACTTAACTTTAGATTCTATCTTGCTTGAAGCCTATATACTGGTACATAGGATTGGTTTTACCTATCACGATGTCAAGTCTTTCACAAGGGCAGAAAGGTTGATATTCTTAAAGTACTATGAACAAGAAAGACAGAGAGAGAATGACGCTCTAAGAGGTTTTTAAATAATTATGACAAAGATTGGAAGTTATGACGCTGTTGATAGGCATAATAGGCCTAATGTTTCTCAAAGAGTTGCGTTAAGGGCTTTCTTTTTAAATGACGGGGTATACCAAGATCCAGTAGACATTAGTGGCGTTACTCTCTTTGCTACAGCAGCCAATATATCTCCAAGTTCCGTTGTAGATGCCAGTACAGGTTTGCTTAAGAGTGGGTTAAGCAAAGATTTGGTTCGTATGCACTTCGCTAGCTCTGTGGATGCTACAGCCTATGTCCCAGATAACGAGGCCAGCGGAATTTATAAGCTTGGAACTGGGAAATACGCGGTAATACTTGATGGAAGTAAAAGCCTTAGCGGAATGTATACTTTACACGGTTCGGGTGTAGAAGTAGCAAATACAGCAAGTAGCCTTGGCGAATATATTGATATTTGGACTGTAAAGCTTCTTGAGGGTTCTGACTATAAATCAGTAATTAACGCTTTCAATCTTTATGCAGATACCTTCTTTACTATAACACAGCCTCTTATGGTACAAACTACCAACAGGCTGACAACTAAGAAGCTTGTGTCTGGTTCAAAAAGAGATTTGAAATTTAGTACAGAAGTGAGTGTAGAAAATAAAGATATAGATGATTCTATAATAAATATTTTTAAAGACTCAGCTATAACCAGTGCTATGGTTCAAATTGTAAAGGTTAACGATAACAGTGATAACCTCCCAGGGATGTACGAAGTCTCTGGTTATTCAGATACTTCACCCCTAGTTGATGTAACCTCAGATAATACAATTATCTGCCCCTTCAACGCTGATATTCAAACCTTAAGTAGCGATACTGTTAAGGCTAATATTGGAGGGACTATGGCTGGTGCATGGGCTGCGAGAGTTAAGTATAATCTTGTGGGGGATACGATTGTAACCCCCTGGCAGCATTTCATAGTTTCTTAAATTCAACATCCATTCTATAATCGTAATCATATTTTTGAATATTGTTGAGATGTTTCTTTAGATCATAGCCCTTGATGTGGGCCTCGTTCCAATCTTTTACATCCTCAGGAGGATGAAGAATATAGAATTCAGACATCATCTTTGCTTTCCGTAGTTTATCGGAACTCTTTATTCCTCTATACCCTGCCTCATCATTGTCATACCCTAGAATTATTTTTCCTGGGAAATACTTTAAGAGGTCAAGTTGAATTTCAGATAGGTGTGATCCTAATGTACAGGTGGCATTTATACCTTGTATTTGTAAAGATATTGCGTCTAACGGACCTTCGCATATAACTAGATGGTCTGCACATTCATCGAAAGGGTATAAAATTGTTGAAGGTCTAACTCCTTTATCAGAAGATGGGTTTAAGTATTTAGGAGTTCTATTAACATCTAGTGCTCTTGCTTGAAAATAGAACAAACACTTATTCTTCTTAAAAGGAATTATAATTCTACCTGCGTACTTCCCATCTAAGCAAATATAATATTGATCAGGTCTGGGATTTTCTAAATCAAAAAGTTTTCTTTCAAAAAGAAATAGCCAAGAATTTCTCACCGCTTCCTCTTCGCTGTCGCAGGATTCTGGCCCTATAGGAAGTAAGGAGAATTCATTTAAATCAGACTCTATTGTTACTTCTTCAATTAATTCTTTTTGTGTAGCTTCTTGGGGTATATCTTCTTCTAAATGGAAAGTCTTAAATAGTAATTCTGCTTTCGCTTGTCTATAGGGTAGATTTTCTACTATAGAATAAAATTTAGTGAAGTTACCCGATTCCCCAGATTTGAAATCCTGCCAAAGCCCCGTGTCCAGATTAATACTAAGATGCAGCTTCCAGTCGTTGTCTACAAATAGCGACGGCATTATGAACTCGCGTCCGTTGCTAGAAATTTTCCCAGTATCCCCGAATTTCTCGGAGATGTAGTCTCTAATATACTTGGGAGTGCTCACTCTCTATAATAGAGCAGAGGTTAAAAAATAATGTTCATAAATACGATATCTGAGTCGAAATATTCAACTTTTAAGCAGTGTAAGCTTAAGTACCGATACAAATATATTGATTACCTTAAAGAGGACGAGGGTCTTACAACTGATCCTTTGCACTTTGGTTCGTATATACATAAGATTTTGGAAGAGGGGGTTGAAGCTACAACCTACCAAGAACTAGAAGACTTAGCTAAAGAGTTTAAGCCTAATTATAAGTTTAACAATACCTATACTCCAAAAATTGATCTTTGCTTAAAAAACTTTTTGAGGTTTAATGCCTCTTTAGAAGAAACAGTAGCTACTGAATTAGTCTATAAAATTGATGTTAGAGATGATATTAGTTTGAATGGTATTATTGATAGAGTAATTAAAGGCAGTGATGACGGATATCTAATCATTGATTATAAGACCTCTAAACGGGAAAAAACAAAAGTTGAGCTTTATCAGGATACCCAGATGAAGGGCTATTGCTACGCCATACACAAGTTATACAATGTTCCTATTGATAAGATAGTTATAGCACATTATTATCCCATAACCGATAACTTGGTAACTTGCAGGTATAGTACAGTACAA